CGACGAGCCTCAATGGCGCGTCAATACCGGCAAGTTCCAGCTTAAGTTCCGTAGCGCGAAAGCGTATGGAACAATCGACTATGTTAAAGATAGCGCAGCTGAGCATCTCCTTTTCAGGAACGTGCCCGTGCGCATTAATGGTGACGACATTTTGTTTCAGGCCAACAAGCGGTTTTACGACTGCTGGTCCAAGACAATCAAGCTCTATGGGCTTGAAAAGTCGGTGGGAAAGAATTACTTCCATCCTAACTTTTTCACTATTAACTCCCAATTATTTACAATTGACAGTCCAAGGTTCTTCTCCTTAGAGCTAACCGGAATGCAAGTCCACAATTCAGACGAGTTCGCCCCTGCGAGGGTTAATGTCGTTTGGTTCTCGGGACTTTCGCCTACATTTCTTCGTAAGCGATCCGATTTTAAAGCTCTAACGGGAAAGGCTTCTTCAGCCTACCAGGACACCCGTCAGTTCCTACCTCAAGTGCAAAAAGCCTTCTTGAGTTCGATTGATAACAAGTCAAAAGTCGACCAGTTTAACACGCTGTGGCTGAAAAGCAACAACGATTATGTAACTGCGTTCGACTCCGACAAGTTTTCAGTTTCTCGTTCCCTCCCCACCCAGCTGGGTGGATTGGGACTCACTCTTCCTTATGAGGAAAACTTAACCTATTCGCAGAAAGTCCTTGCAGGACGACTTGCGTTAGATCCAAGTTTCTCTAGGAAGCTCGGTGAGACTCCGTATATCAAGATTCTCATGAAGCGCCTTCGGCGCTACGTGGAAACCAAGTATACTATAGTAGAGTTACCGATCGACGAGATCGCTGAAGTGGGGGACCATTCATTTTGGTCCCCCTCCGGTGCCGATGCCCCCTTGGGCTATCGGGTTCTACCGTTCACTGATATGATCCTGAAATTAGCGCCTATGGTCTTCCCCTTGTGGAGAGAACCACCGCCTGATAATGTGGATTTCAAGAGACAGGAACTTACCTATGTGACAGACAAAGCCTTTTCATGGGCCCTGAAATGTCGCAAAGGTCTAAGGGACAAGCTTGTAAACGAACAAACCCTCCCCCGAGCAACTTCACTATTTATCAAAATAGTTGACTTAGACGCAGATCCATTGGATCTAGCCTCGATCGTGAATCATCATATCCGCAAAACGGACACACATGATTCTGACGAGGCACTGTCTGTTATCCCTGGCCTTGATGTCTGTATGCTGAGTACCCACTCACTTCCTGAAGAGGAAATTGATGTGGAGCAGCTGACAATTCAGGCTACGTACGACTCCTACTTGGAGGCCGCACTAGGGAACCAGGCTCCACCCGGATGGGAACTCGATCTCCTCTTTGACGAACAAAGAGAGGAGGATCGCGAACTCACCGAGCGAGACTAGCGCCAAGCGACTTTGATAATAATTAATCGCTCTGCAGTAAATATTCGAGACTGCCGACTCTGTACAAATTTTCTACCATTAACATCCGTGGAAAAGATCCAAATCG